AGATTGCATCCAACGCGGCTCGCAGGCTATGCAGGCGGGCACGGCCCGCATCGCTAATCCCTTCGTGGCCATGCGTGCCCGCGCATGGACCTATGGCTGGGACCGGGAGCATACCAAAAACGGGGAGTGTCAGGGCTGCGAGCGGTGTCTCGCTGGCACCAAAGATCCAGGGACGTCGTTCAAGGGCTGGCTCCGAGCGCGGAAGTTTCCTGTCGGCGGCTATACGTGGAGTGAGCCATGTTAGTGTTCACTGGAGTGCGGGGGCCAGTCAAGTTCGGCTATCTGGAAGAACCCCTGGTCACCGTCTTTCAACGCGCAGCTGTCTGGTCGGCCAAGCACAAGGTCGACATTGCCGTGACGAGCGGCAACGACCATCGACACTCCGAGAACTCGCTGCACTACGAGAACTTGGCCGTGGACTTGCAGCTCATGCCCAAGACGCAGAGCCATGACCCCTTGCGTGCCTACCTCAGCGAGACGTTAGGGTTAGGATATGATGTGGTGCTAGAAACGAGCCGGCGAGGGACGCAGCATATTCATGTGGAGTGGGATATACGCCAATGACCCTAAACAAAACGAGCGAGTTGCTGGAATATACCTCCCTGAGTGAAGCCGAGTGTGAAGAGACGGTGGAGCTGTCCGAGCGTATGCGGGATCTGGCGTCACAGTCAGGCATGACAGAGTTCCAACTGATGATAGCGTCGGTGACGATCGTCATAGGGATGGTGAATCGACAGGATGACCCAAACGAGCGTGGAATGATGGTGCAGGAAGTGTTTGAACATATGTGGGAGGCAGCGGGACTGCCGCGAACCTAGGAGGTAGGATGAAAGCATGGTGGAAATCGAAGACGTTCTGGCTGAATCTGGCCACGATTGGGGTGTCGAGTGCGCTGAACGAGCAGAACCCCGAAACTATCGCGCAGGTGTTGGGAGTGGTTAATCTCATCCTGAGATTTTTCACGTCTCAACCCGTTGGTGTGCGAGACGATTAGTGCATCGTGGAGGAGGGCCGGGTGTAGCTGCCACGGCTCTCCTTCGCCAGCAAGCCTGCCTCGACCAATTTTTCCAGATGCCGATACACCGTCGCACGACTCGCCACCCCATCCAAGGCGGTAAGGAGCGTGGGGGTGGTAACAGACGCGCCATCCGGGACGGTCTGGTAAATCGCTAACCCTACCACCCCTCCCGCTTGCAGCGCACGGTCGGCGTCCGGTCCCATGGGCGTGAACAACCCCTTGGGGTCCCGACTCAGCCAGTGCGTTTCCGGTGCGGCGATATGACTCACGATATCTAATCGGGCAGCCGGGGTCAGGTTCCCAGACTGGGCGACTTCATCAGGCGATGTCAGGGCGAGTTGGGTTGACGTAAACGCACTCAGCGCCGAGCTACCAGAAATACGGTCTTGGGGGCGGAGGAATTGAAAGTCCGAGCGGGCTTTGGTGGTGTGGTGGGTGCCAAGAATCGTATAGCCACGGTCTTGGCAATGACGATTGAGGCGGATGAGTTGGGGCGCTACCAGATGGTAACGATTGAGGTCCACCCCCAAGAAAATAATCAACGGGTCAATGATGAACAGCGGTCCTCCGAGTTTATCCAACAGGCGAAACAGCAAACTCAGCGCGTCGTATTGAAACATCTTGATATCGACGTCTTGGTTGTCGATGAGCGAGGCGTGTGATATGGTCGCCATGTCGATTCCCACATCAGCCGCCCGGTGATACAGCGAGTTAATCGAGCGGTCACCAGCCAGATAGGACACCCCATCGGGGGGAGGGGGGACATCGAGGAACGACTGCCCCGCCGACCATGCGTGGAGTAACTGCAACAGGAGCGTGGATTTGCCGGACCCGGAGGCCCCGGCCAAGACGCTCACTTCCTTTGTGGGGAGGAACTGGCTGAAATGCATGAGGGATATCTTACCATGAGACAAGAGGGAGACAAGGATGGGAAATTTAATTGTGGTGGACCGGACGCGGATTGAGGCCGACTGGACCTGTCCGCGCCGGAGGTATTGGTTGACGGAGTATCAGGGCACCGGGGTGGTGCCCAGCATACAGGCTCCGGCCCTGCGGTTTGGGATTCTGGTGCATGAGGGGCTGGAGGTGTTGACGCGCACGGATGACCGCGCAGCGGCACTGGCCCATATGCAGCAGATGGAAGAGTGGCACGCGTCGACGCTGAACGAGCAGTTGCTGGCCGAGGCGTTGCTGGTGGGGTTTGCGCTGTCGGTCTGGCCCAAATGGGTGTCGGAGTATGAGCGGGTGGGGATTGAGCAGGAACTGGAGATGGTGCATGGCGGGGTGTTGTATATGGTCCGCCCCGATGTGTTGCTGCGGAACCGGAAGACACGCGACCTGTGGTATCCCGACTTCAAGACGTTCGGAGGAGGGTGGCAGAACCGGAAGTGGATGCACGCCTTACAGCAACAGCTCACGGTGCTGGCGATTGAAAAGGCCGTGGGGGAGGCGGTGGCCGGGGCGTGGGTGCAGGGACTGAAGAAGGGGTCCACCCGAGCGGGGCAGTTGTATCACCCCTTGGTGTATGCCTATCGGAAGCTGGGGTCACCGGGTCTGTATCCCACGCAATATCACCCGAAACGGAAAAATGGCTTTGAGCGTTTTTGCACCGTGGAATATACCAACACCACATCGGGGGAGACAGGGATTGCTGCCTGGATTACCCATCTGCTCCACACCGATCCGCAAGTGGTGCAGGACTGCTTTCCCCTGACCCAACCCATCTTCCTCAACCGCAAGATGATGACAGATTTTCTGGCCCAGCGGTCCCTGCGCGAACGGGAGATTGCGTCAGCGACGGACCTGACGCCCTTTCCGCAGAACTTCTCGGCGTGTGAGCCGCAGTATGGCACCTGTCCCTATCTGGAGTGTTGCTGGGAACGGGGCACCGGGAATGACCCACTGGCCTCGGGCCTGTATGTGCAGCGGATTCCCCACCACGAAGCCGAACGGCAGATTCAGGAGGTGCAGCGTGGATAATCATGAACCGGCGGGGTGGTTCGCGTTCGCGGTCTACCTGTTTTCTGCGGCCTATTTTATTGGGAGCTTGCTTTATATGGTCGGGGCGTCTATACTCGGCTGATTCCTGGAGAGGATTTGTGAGCATACAACCATTAGTATTACCTTCGGATTTGAGCGTCCTCCTATATGGAGACACCGGCCACGGCAAGTCAACCCTGATTGCTGAACTGGCTACCCACCTCAAGGTCACCACCGGCAAGAAAACTGCCGTCTTTCTCGCGGATAAAGGCTCGGCCAAGCCCTATCGGGCGCTCCAGAAGCATGGCGTGGTGGATGTCTACACGCCCAAGGGCAATGCGTGGTTGTGGGTTAACCATGCGTTGCAGGGGCAGATTCGCACGGATGATACCAAGGCCACGTATACCAGTGTGGCGTCAGACAAGATTGGACTGATTGTCCACGAGGGACTGACAGCCTACGCTGAAATCCTGATGTCTGAACTGGCCCAGATGTCGGCACAGGGACAGGATGTAGGTGGGGGTGGGGCCTGGAATGTCACCATCAAGGAAGGCACCGATATTCTCAAGCTCGGCACGTCGAACCGCGCCCATTACGGCGTGGTGCAGTTGCAGATTCGTGAAGGGGTGCTGGCTGAGAAACCGCGGCTGCCCCACATCTACACGGCAGGTGTGCGTCGGGGGGAGAGTGCCCAGAACACGCCCATCCTCGGACCACTGGTGATTGGCGAAGCGTTGACATCCCAGCTCCCACGCTGGGTGGACTACACCTTTCGCTGTGCCATGAGTAATGGCAAGTATCACCTCCACTTGGCACCGCACACTGACCAGCAACTGGGACCGCGCACCGTGGTCCTGTCCAATCCCCGCCTCCCCAAGGCTGGGGCGTCGGTGGTGGTACCCCCCTCAATCGAACCGGCGAATCTCGTCAAGGCGTTGACGGTGATTCAGAAACGGGAGGATGCAGCAGACGCAGAACTCGTTCGGCAACTCGCACAGAAGGAGAAGGAGTAGTTATGAGCATTGATCCAACCACCCTCCAAGCCCCAGACCCAGAGCAATGGGATGCGTATGACCGTCCCGCGCTCCCCCCGCCGCCGTCGCAGCGGTATCTGTTCAAGGCTCCAGACAAGTTCACCTATGAAGACCACGAGGGGATGCTGCGTGTGGTCGTGGACCCGCTGGAGATTATCGACGCCCCCGAGGGCACGGATGGGCGGATTCGGTTTGAACGTTGTAGCTCCAAGCCGCGCACAATGGGGAGACTGGCGGGGAGTTCACGTTTGACGGACTATCTGCGTGCCTGTGGTGTGGAACCAGTGCGGTCCAAGAGCGTCCAAGACTGGGTGACGGCCATTGAACAGACGGCTGGGGCGCATTTTGAAGCGATGCTGGATTGGGATTGCTACGACAGTGAAACCAAGGAGCAGCTCGTCAACACCTATCAGGACTTCCCGGATGATCCCGAGAATCCCGGTGTGAAGTTGCCCTATGGCATCGAACCCACCAGTGGCCGGAAGGTGCCAGCGCGTGCCCGTATCCGGTATTACGTGACACCGCGAAAATAATGTTACAGCGTCCTACAACCTGTCGGGGGTGTCCGTTAGACACCCTCGCCACTGGCTTCATGGTGCCCGACGGCACTGGCAGCACGGGGGTGTTGCTGGTGGGCGAAGCACTGGGTGAACGTGAAGCCGACATGGGACGTCCGTTTGTGGGGCCAGCCGGAAAGGTGTTGTCTGATTGCCTGACCCGCGCTGGCCTCCGGCGGGATGACTTCTGGGTGGCCAACGCTATCTGGTGCCGTCCTCCCGAGAATGCTATTAGGGGTGCTTATACGCCAGACGCCTTGCAGCAATGCTGGGACCAGCACCTCCTCCCCACTATTCAGCGATTACGCCCTCGGGTTATTATGCCGTTGGGTAATACCGCGCTGCATCAATTTACGTGGGGGGATGGAGACGTGCTCGCCATGCGAGGGTTCCCCCAGCCTTGGCGGCAGACCACGCTCCTCCCCTCCGTCCATCCCAGTTACATCCTGCGTGGCAACGCCAACTACGAATCCGTGTTGATTCACGACCTGCAACGTGGTGTGGCACTGGCGCAGTCGGGATGGCATCCGGCCCAGACCCAATACGTCCTCGATCCCACACCCGAGGTGGCGCTGGCATGGCTGGACCGCTTCCTGCCCACAGGCCGTCCGGTGAGTTTTGATATCGAAACCGCAGACAAACGCCGCGACGAGGATGAGTTGGACTTGCGGAGTAGTGCTCCCATTACACGGATTAGTTTTGCGTTGAATGCTCATGCGGCCCTGAGTATCCCGGCCACCAAGCCCTATCACCATGTCATCCGGCACGCCTTGGGGTCAGCCAATCCCAAGATTGCCTGGAACATGAGTTTTGATGTGCCACGACTGGAAGCCAAGGGGTTTGAGGTCAAGGGACAGGTATATGACGGGATGATTGCGTGGCATGTGCTGCACTCGGACCTGCCCAAGAGTCTGGGATTTGTGGCGAGTATGCTCCTGCCCGACCAGCCCCGGTGGAAACACCTCAACCGCCAGTCCCCAGCGTTTTATAACGCAGCCGATAGTGATGTGGCGTTGCGTATTACTGAAGAGGTCTGGGCGCTGCTCAAGAGTGTCGGGATGTGGCAGGTGTATCAGGAACAGATTGTGGATGTGGAGCCGGTCTATCAACACATGCACAAGGCCGGAATGCGGGTGGATGCCGATGTGCGCCGCACCCATGCCCAGACGCTGCACACCAAACTCACCGACTTAACCGCCCAAGTGCAAGGCTTGGTGCCGTCGCTGATTAAACCCGTCAAGATATATAAACAGGCCGCCAAAGCCAAAGTGAAGTTCCCGGATGGGCAGGCTGTGGATGTGCTGACCACCATCAAACGCTGTCCCCAGTGCGAGAAGCAGGGCAAGCTCAATGCCAAGCATCCGTGTCAGGTGCCGTTGGAGGATATCCAAGTCCCCACACAGGAATGGCACGTCTCGCTCCCATTTGTCGTGAGCTGGCAGGGGATTCAAGCCTATCAAGATTTCCACGCCCATAAACCCGTCAAGCGGCAAGGCAAACGCACGACCGACGAAACCGCCATCCGCAGCACGATGCTCAAGTATCCGACGGACCCGTTCTATCCCCTCATCCTTGATATCCGTGAGGTGCAGAAACTGGCGGGGACGTATATCGGCAAGATGGTCGACGGGGAGGTCGTGGGCGGCTTACCGGTCCATGCCGATGGACGGTGCCACCCGACCATCACCAACAACCCCGACACCCTCCGCACCTCCATGATCAACCCCAACCTCCAGCAAATCCCCCACGGGGGAGGGTTACAGGGACTGGTCAAGGAGATGTTTATCGCGCCAGCCGGATCGGTGTTGTGGGAGATTGACTATGCCGGGATTGAAGCGTTACTCGTGGGGTATTTTGCACGCAGTCCCCAGTTGATTCGACTGGCCCGGATGGGGGTGCATGACTATGTGAATGCCTACGCACTGCATACCTTGGACAAGAAAATTCCGGCCAGTGATCTCCCCCAGCTCGACTGGGATGACGCGACCCTGCAAGCCTGCCTCACGTCGTTCAAAAAACGCTTCCCCAAAGAGCGTTTTGTGCGGAAGCGGCTGGTGCATGGCCATCACTACCTCATGGGACCGTTCAAGGCGCAGGAAGTGTTACTGAAAGAACTCGGGCGCGTGGTGCCCATCAAGGACATCAAAGCCTTCTTCCGATTCTACGACGAACTCTTCCCCGAAATCGGGACGTGGCAGCGGGGGTTGTGTTTGCGTGTGGACGGCACAGATGCCGAGGCAGACCCCGGATTGGGGATTCAGGCCGGAGCCGGGTGGGTGCGGAATCCATCCGGTATGGTGCATCGGTATTTTCAGGTCTTACGCTGGCAGCGTATTGCAGATGGGAGCTGGACGTGGACGCATGGCACGGCTGCCAAGTCCCTGATTGCGTTCAACCCCCAACATAGCGCGGCGGCGATTGGGCGGCGAGCCATCCGGGCCATCGCGCAGGAAGATGCCGTTGCCAAGGAATCACTGCGGTTGTTCATCCATGACTCGTTGGTCGGTGAGTGTGCGGCAGGACAGGCCGACGCTATTGTCGACCGGGTCAGTGCTATTATGGCTCGCCCCGTGCCGTGGCTCCCCCTTCCCGCAGAGTGGAAGATGGGGACACACTTGGCCGTGGGCGTGGAAGCCAAAGTGGGCACAAGCTGGAGTGCAATGTAATGCAGATTGAATGCGACGTATGTAATGGGTCTGGGGTGGTGCCGCCTGCACAATGTCCTGAATGTCACGGCACCGGACTAGTAGAGGAGGAAACAATGGTGGATACAGATGCACGACAACGACGCACCGTGGTGGGGTTGTTGGAAGACCTGGAAGCCCGGATTACCCGGAAACGCGCACAGGTGGCGGGGGCCAATGCGAATCACGAACGCCTGATCGCGGAATTGAGCCTGATGGAAGAACTGCTCGCGGAGTGGAAAGAAGTCCCGCGTAGTTAGGGTCAACCTGTAGTCCCCCCTTTGTCACAAATCACTTTGGGAAATGGAGTTGGTATGACCTTTGATGAATTTATCAGCCAAATGCACGAGTTCTGTGGGGGGACCGCAGCATCGAAGGGGTATAACAGCACGGGGGTAGACGGACACAACACCGTCTACCACTTCGTGCAGGAAGAAGTATCCATGGGCACCCATGCCCATGGACTCGGGGAGATTATCTACAAGGTCCTGCGCTACCAACGGCGGCGGAATCCAGAGGACCTAATTAAGATTGCGGCGTGGGCGTTTCTGGTATGGAAACATCATGTGGAGGAGGAGGGGTCAGGCGAGGGATAACTTCCTGGCCCCTCCACGAGGAGTCAATCATGAGCTTCTGGAGTATATCATGGACGCTGCATTCCTCCACCACTCAGGGCGAGTGCGAGTGACCCCGCCTGGGTGGCCCGGCCCTGCACCTGGTTAATATAATTATTGAGGTATGACGTCATGGCTGCGCGTTGCTGTGGCGGGAGCGTCATCAGCCACGGAGCGAGCTGCGACAGGATTTGAGCCGTCCGCTCACGGGAGGCTCCACGTAAGCGTTGCACCTGCGCGGCGGTGTCAGCGGTCATCGGAATGTCTGCTCCCAATCCTGGCATCGCTACCCGATGACTCGGTGCGCCCGGACGGATACCTAACTCATAGAGTTGGCGCTGTTGTGGATCGAGGAGGTCTTGTGCTGGCGGTAAGGCCGAGGTCCGTGACGGAGTGAGGGCACGAG